GCCCTGTGGTTGTGCTGTAAGAGCCGTACCACCCGACTGACCACCAATGCCGAGAAGCAGGTTAGCAAGATACTGAGTCGTTTGGAATGGGTAAGCCTGTTGCGCTTGGAACTGCTGCTGATTCGCAACGTCTTGAGCCTGTTGAACGGCCTGTTGCGTAGCACCTGCGGCCATCTGCGCTTGTCCACCTGCAAGACCCGCCGTTTGTGCGCCCGTGCCAAGCTGACCCAACTGCGATCCGGCTTGAAGCTGACGGGCCTGATCTGCATTGAATTGAGCCAATGCTTGACCATATCCACCTTGATAGATGTTAGCCATTGTTTGACCACCAGCCAGGCCCTGCTGACGAGCCAATTCTGCCTGTGCAATACCTGCGCGATCGCCACCAAATGCGCCTTGGCTAATGGCATTGCCCAACAGTTGTTGCTGTTGTTGGGCATTGGTTTCATTAAGGTTGGCTTGAGTAGCCGCCGCCACACTATTAATATATGGCGACATATATTGGTTAAGCTGCTGTTGGCCGAATGGCGTAGCGGCATTGCCCACCAAACCTGCACCCGCCTGATAATATGGTTGCGCTTCAGCGGCGGCCGCATTTATGTTTTGGACACCTGCTTGTTGGCTAGGAGTTAGACCCGCAACCATTTCCCCTGTATACGGTGTAAAAGGTGTAGCCGCGACTTGCTGTGCTTGGGTTGAAAGCATGTCATAATTCGCCTGTACCTGAGGTGGTGGCGAATACGTCGATGTGGTTGTAGCTGTACCTTTAGAACCGCACACGGCTATCTCCTACTAAGCAGCGTTGACAGCCATTTCAGGCTGACCAGTTGACGCCCCATAAATAAAGAAAGCACCAGCGGGGTGGCCGAAGTGTTTCTCATATAACTCTACTTTAGCATTTGTTCTCTGATTTGACAAAACCCCAATCATTAGAGGCAAGTCCAAACCATCAGCCGCCTTCTTGGCAAATTCTATCATTTTATGGACGCGGGAAATAGTTGCATTTCTGTATTCTGGCCGCACAAATACAGACATTTCTTCAAGGAAAGGCGTGTCTGAATACCAGTTTGTGGCTACGCGAAGCAGAATCATTGCCTCTAATTCGTCTTTTTTACCTACAACCCCAATAATACCAAGGTGTTTGTAAAGAAGCGGACGTATCATGTTGCGCACTTTGTCTTCGTTGAGATTGAACATGCCAATCTCTTTGTGAATCAAACGCGCTAAAACCATAATGCCTTCTTCGTCGTCTGGCTGTGCCGTCCTGACAAGTGGCTCTGTTGTGACGCGCTCGTACTTTGGCATGCGCTTGCGGGCGCTTTTGGAAAGACGGATGCGTTGTTTTTTAAATCCTGAGTCCATGTTAATCCTTTTTGGGGCCGGGAAGTTTTTGGAGGGTCTTGATATGCTTCTTGCGTAATTTCATAACATATTGGTCAAGGATGCGGTGGCCCTTGGCAAGGTCGCCATCGCCAAGACCCGCTACCGCTGACGGGCGAACAACGTACTCTCCGCCAGCAGCAACAATAGGCACAGGCTCGCCAACATTTGTAAAATGGGGGTCATGGTATTTCTCTACCCACGCATCAATCGCTTTGAAGCCAGCGAGAGTGTTTCCTTCGCCGATATAAGCCACTTCTTCAGCAGGAATGACATAGGCTCCGGCGGGTACATGCATAGGAAGATGATCTGTGCGACCAGCCACGGGGCTATGGATAGGACCAATATGGATAATATTATCCCTATTTCCATGCGAATTTCCTCCATGTGCTTTTCCTGAACGGGCAATATTTAATGCTGCCGCCACAGCTTGGTCATGCGGATAACCTGAGCGGGACATTTCGCTTATATTCTTGCTGATAGTAGCTTGAGATGAACCGTGCTTGAGTGGCATCACGAATATCCTACTGCGATTATGGAACCTGTGCCGGGCGAAAAATACAATCCCGTCGCAAATGGAACTTGGATTTGGTAAACGCCAAGCGTGTTAGGAACGGCATAAATGCGGCTACCTGATGCGGCAGATGTCGCGTCATAAAGGTAACCCTGCGTGGAACCTGCCACGATAACGCTTACCGTAGCCAACCAGCCTGACGATGATTTAATCACTGACGCCGTCGATACTTCCTTGCTGTTATAGAAGCCAGCATGGGTATTTATGGCAGTAACATAAGAGTTAATGCCAATAACGCCGTTTTTCTGCGTGGAAAGGATGTCGTCTAAAGATGCGATGGTAGCCTCCTATTAAAATTTGCCGTCTACCTGAAAACGATACTTAACCCCCCCCAAACGCCAGAATGTACCAACGTCTTGCGATGATAGTGAAAATGCCATGAAACGCGCCCTAATCCGGCACGAAATGTATTCCGTGGATTGCGTCATGGGGAATGTTACTGAACTGACCGTGTTAGACGGTGAGCCAGAATAGTAACTGGTTGACGGCGAGGTGGCTGTGTCAGTGGCGTAGTTGGTATAGTAGATGGTTAAGTAAACAGTAGCATTTTGGTTGCCGCTGTACGTACCCCACTTCATGTCCGGCCAAATTTGATCCACAAAAACCAAGTTTTCGCCTTCAGCCAATTGGAAATAACCTGTCTGGAATGACGACAACATGGCCGTGGTTGTTGTTCCACTGGCGGCATCATTGCCCTTTTCATGCTGATAAATATATGTGTCGCTACCCGCGCCAATTGGTGGGCCAAGGACGGATTGGTCAATCCACGCAGTTCTGCCTAGTGTGCCAAAATCCCACTGTTGAGTTTGCACGTTATACTTAACGTAGCTATCGTTTTCAGTGGACGAGGAAGATGGATAATACCACGTAATCTCGTTAAATTGGCTGTTAACGCCACAAGCTACTTTGCTCAAATAATTTTGGTTAATGTTTTGAAAAATCACGTCAAAGATTGGGCATGGTATTGGCTGTGGGCCTGAACCCATGCTCATGAAAAACTGCCTTTGGGACATCCAGTACACAGCGCCATTTAGCTGACCAACGCAATGTCGTGATACCGCTCCGCAATTAGAACCAATCTTATTGAAGCTGTAAACAAACGGCGTTCCAACATATTGCATGGCCCAAAGGTCTAAGTCAGTCCAAAGCAATCCCTGTTGCGGCCCTTGAATACCCGCCACAATCTTAGAACCTGTAGGGATGCGATATGAACCAGCTTGGTTAGTTGACGAGGCTATCCAATTAGTGAAATCGCCAACATCACACCACCTGACAAGCATAGGGTCTGCCTGTAGGTTAAACGAAGAACCGTAAGCTACAATCTGTCGTTGAGGCATGGCGACAAAAATGCCAGAATTAACGAGCGGGCCACTGCCACCCACAATCTGAGCATTTTGCAACTGCCCGTTAGGATCGTAGTAATAGATTGCGCCACCTGCAGGACATGCAACTAGATACGAACCAAAGTTATCTAAGGTCCAATCTGTCGCAGTGATTGCTGTGCCGGGAACAGACGGTTGAGTTGACCCAACACCAAACCCGCCCGTACCAAATCCGCCAACGCCAAACCCAGTACCCGTGGGTTGGGGGCCGATGGCAATGTAAAAATTGGATTGCACATTGCCGCTATTTATTGCAGTTGGTCCAGCGGAAGATGTTGCCGTATTTGCGGCTGCAAAAGTAAATGAACTTGCGCTTGGAACTGTTAAAATGGTGTACAAACCAAAAAGTGCAATACCCCCAACGGTTGTAGATACACCAACATAAAACGTAGAACCTACGGAATACCCGTGGTTATCAAGGTAACATGTAACCGTAGACTGCCCATTTGTGGTTTGAAAGGCAGGGACGCCAACTAATTTAGCCGTACCCGTGCCAGAGCCAACACCTGTAGCATTGAATATCACACCAACCGTATTGGCTGACGCGCCAATTAAGGTGTAGTCAGTTGTGCCAACAGTTACAATTTGATAGGTATCCCCTACCACAAATGACCCAGCCGTTGTGTTGGTTGACGTGTTGGCTGTTGAGGTTGCAGTACTTGCCGCCGTAATAGAATACGTTGTCCCAGAGGCGGTCAATAATTGATACGGCCCCGATAAAACAATCCCGCCAACAGATACGGGCGTTATATAATCAACGTAATCCAGAACGGATGCAGTAATGTTGGAATCCGTTACGTTAACAACTTTTGAACCAGATGTGGTTGAGAATACTGGAGCCGTGTTGGTTATGCTTGTTTGTGGTGTAATGTTAACAAGGTTATTGCCAGTCAAAACATTAAGAGACGATTCAGCACCAATCCCAAGATGGTTGATGGCATTAAGATCAGCCCAACCCTTAAGTGCGCGAATCGCGGAACCAATAGCTGAATTATAATACGCCACCCAGCCGCCAAGCTTTTGGGCCAATCCAAATCCGTTCCGCTCTGGCAAAAAGCGAATCAATTGCGAAGAAGAATACGCTGCTTCATTTAAGGTTGGGGTGACGTTCGTATCGACACCGGGTTTGAGTTTGATCGTACCAAAGGGCATGATTAACCCCTAGTTGGCGAAGCGGCGGGGGCAGGTGAGTAAGACGACCAAGCGGCTGCCTCGTACTTCTTGCGATTCTCTTCAACCAACGCACTGGCTTTCAAAGCCTGATACTGGCTTTCGTAGGTTTGCGCCATCTGCGGATCGTCATTAATCCGGCCAAAGTTGCGCTGAAATGCGGAGATGTAAATCATACTTGCCATGATAAACATATCTGGCAGGTAAGTTGAAATGTAAGTTGTCGTATTTGTGGCAGAAAGTGGCGCAGACCGGACAGTACCCGTAATGATCGTGCCGTAATTACTGTCAGGCGTTGGCCCCACAATCATATATTGGCTAGTATTACCTGTAGTAGCAGTATCGCCCCCATAAACAGCAAAATACTGAGGTAAGCCTGTCGTAGAACCCGATCCGTAA